AGCATCGGATCGACCATGGGAGAGAGCGCGGCATTCGTTGCCGCGTCCGCCTTGTTCAAGAAACCTCCGATGAAGGGAACGCCACGAGAAAACGCCCGACCGACGCCTTCGGACATTGACGGGGCACTTCCCGTATGGGCGTGCAACGACGCTGCCGCAGCGGCCATGTCTGGCGCATCGACTTGGTAGCGTTTGCCGTCCGCTTCGAGTTCGAAGATCGCCATTTACTCCGCCCCGGCCTTGATCTCGCGAATACGATTTCCGTTCGGTAGCGTAGTCCATACACCTGACCCTGTCGACGAGCCCTGCGAACTTCCCTCACTCTTCTTCGATGGTGTTCCGCCGTATTCTTCCATTGTCTCTTTCAGAGCGTCCTTGGCCGATCCAAGCTCGACTTGCATCTGATCGAGAGCGGCATTGATTTGACCGTTGCTCCATGCCTTGTCGAGAATGTCGTGTGCGCGCTCCATATCGGCCGCGCCGACTGTACCGACCGGTTTGAGAACCTTGGCATAGACGGGGATCAGGGATTCGACGGCAACGCCGAGCTTGATCACGTCGGGGTCCCCGGTTCCCTTCTTCGCGGCAAGGATTAGGCTGTTGAGATTCGGAAACTGTGTCCGTGGTATCTTTTCCGAAATCTCCCTCACCCGGGGAATAAGTCGGCTAGCCTCGTTCTCGGCAAGCTTCAGACCCGCCGCCCGCGTTTCCAGCGTTCGCTTGCCGGAAGCTTGTGTCGAGAATGTCTGCCAGCGATTCGGCCAGTCGTTCGGGTCTCCGCCGTTCTGAATCTCTTGCTCCGCAGCCCGCGTCCTGATCGCCGTCGCCTGTTGCTGACCCTGAACACCGCGTCCCATGTTCGGCGGTAGCTTGCCCGTGAGGCGATACTGATTCGCATCCGCATCCAGTGTCTGTCCGGTCTCGCCCGACGCGCCGTAGGCCGCGGCTCCAGGTCCCTGGAACACGGTCTTTCCGGTCCGCGGATCGACCAGGGTCGTCGTCGCTCCCACCGATATCGGCTTGATTGATTCCTGGATTCTATCGGCCCATTCGCTCAAAGCGCGCGACTGTTGCTGTCCGTTGGGAATCTGCCCCATCCGCACCGCCTCCGTCCGCAACGCCGTCATCGCGGCTTCCGGATCAGAAAATCCCTTCGGCAACGGAACTTGTGGCGTGATCGGGCCTTGTGCCTGTGGCACCGCCGGCTGGGACTGAGGAGAACCAGCCGGCGGCGCCTGTGCCGGTACAGGGCCGCCGCCCTGGACCGGCGCCCCCGAGCGGCCCGCGGTCCGCGCCTCCCCCTGTCCAGGCACGGGCGGGGGAGAGACCGCGTTTGCGGAGGGAGGGAGGTTACCACCCTGGTCGCCCGCAAATCGATCGGAGAAAGAAGACGTCGCAGGCCCTGCGATATCCGGAGCATATTTCTTTAGGAGACCCTGAGCGCGTGTCTTCTGGCCTGCCGTGAGATCGGAATTGGGGTCGACCCCCATGACCTGCGCGATTTTCATGATCGTAGCGCCAGTCGTCTGATTCTGCGACGGCAGCCGATCGGTCACGATATCCGTGATCGTGCCGGTCCCGGAATCGCCTCTCGGCGACCCTGCGGTGACCGGTGGGAGGGGTTTCGCTGGAATGGACATCGGTTGCGGGCCGGCAGCGCCAGCCTGCCCCGGTTGGCCCTGCGGCTGTGGAGCTCCACCGCCCTGCCCGCCCTGCCCGCCGAACATTGGCGACATGGCGGGCGGCTGTTGCTGGATCAGTGAAATGGCCCCGCCGATATCGCCCTTGGATGCCAGAATGGCCGCCGCTTTACGGTAGTCGACCTGCCCCGTTGCCGGATCGGTCGGAAGTCCACCCGCGAACGACTTGGACAATTCGATCTGCTGCTGCATCTGCTGCAGCTTGGCTTCATTGAGCTTCTTCTGTTGCTCGGTGAGTTGGGTTTGCTGGTAATCGTTGTACAGATTTCCCAACTCGGAAAAATCCATCAAGCCGGCGGAATAACTCGCGGCTCCCGGAGGATTCACAGCAGAAGGGAATGACGTCGCCATTACGCAGCCTCAAGGAAACGAGCCAGATCGGCGGCATACTCCGTCGCCTTATCGTAATAAACCGCCTTGTAGCCGCCGATCTCAACGACTGCATCGGGATTCGTCTTTTCGACGTCCTGCGCCATCAGGCCGATCTGCCATCGGGGATCACCGATATAGCGATATTTGTAGACGGGCTGACCGTCGAAAAGCTCGCCGACCGGTTGGATGTTTTCCTTCAATCGCTCGTCTGAGAACGAGGCAGCAAGTTTTGCAAAATCGAGCCCCGCGCCGATAATGTTTTTGCTTTGCGTGAGACCGGCTAGATCGGCGTTCGCGTTTGCGTTTCCGATTCCGGTCTGCGTCTGATAGCCGAGATTGGCCAGTGTGTCATACTGCCCCGCAACACTGTTGCCGAGACCGGTATTGACCCCAGCAATTCCGGTCGCTGCATTGCCCGACGCGCCCAGGAACGGCATCAACTGGCTGACGTAATTGCTGTACGTGCTATCGGCCAATCCCTGATTGACCTTGTTGAGCGCGAGCAACTGATTCCCTGACGCATTCTGGCCGGTCGCAGCGGCTTGCGCGTTGACCGTATCGTCGAGCGTCTGTTGCTGGAATTTGTAGCCGGGCGTATTGCGCAAGGTGTCGAGAATCGACGTCTGTGGCGTGCCACCGGCCAGAGCCGCTCCACCAGTCGGCATCTGCACTGGCGTTGGAGTAGACCCACCAGCGCCCGCGGTCGACGTGCCGCCGCCCTGCCCTCCGATGCCCAGCGCGGCCATCAACTGATTGACGCCGGCCTGCGCCTGTCCATAGTTTTGCGTGAACGGCTGTAGCGCCGCGCCATAGCTCGTATTGAGCGCGCCGATGCCTTGGTTGATATTTCCGGAGGCTTGTCCATAGGCCGCATTCAGGCCCCTGATCTGGTCCTGTGCGGCTTTCTCCTGATCGGACGTGGAGAAGATATCAAAGATTCCCATCAGACCACCCTCACCATGATTATTGAACCATTTCTGTACAATTGTCCAACGTTGACTCCGGCCGCTGCGGCGGCTCCGTCGTTTGCCGCGTTGGTCAGCGACACATTCATTCCGGTCGCGATCGCCGTGACCAGCGCATCAAGCGAGCGCATGTAGTCGCGAAACAATTGCGTCGGACGTCCCGCATTATCCACGATCGGGAATGATGGATCGAATTTTCCTTTGACCGGGAGACTCATGGAATCACCTCCCGGGGATCGGACGACATCGTTGCCCCCAGCAATGCCCGATAAACCGGATCTGTGATATCGATCCGCCAGCGCGCGCCTTGCGGACCCGACTGTCCCCGGTTCTTGATCGAAACCCTCGATCGATCCGTCTTTCCTTGTGGCGCAAGCGACCGGATCGAAGGCGTATCGTATGTCAATCCACCATCCTTGGAGCATGAGATCGCACAGAGCGGATTGCTGGCGCCCGGAGGGAGCGAAAGGTCGACTGCCGTTCCACCCGACACATAGGCATTTACGAATTTCGATCCGACCAATTCGATATGGTTCGCATCTATCACGGTCATCGGCCAGACGCCGTTCGCTTCCGTGGTTCCCGTGACATTGGCGACCTGCACCTGGTCGCCCGTGTTCGCCTGCGCGGTCTGGTTGACCGTCAGCCGAACGACGCCGCCCGTGCCCGCCGCGGCCCCGAGCACTATCATCTGATAGTTGCCGGCGACTTGCCCCACACCCAGCACGAAATCGAAGTCCGACCGGCGAATCACGATCTGCTGCGGGAAGTCTCGTGTGGCTCCGGATTCGATCCGAAATAGCAAAGGCGCGTCGTTTTCCGTGTAGTTCGTCAGGTCATGGAACAGCATGTTTCCAGACTGCTGATCGCCGCATAGCCATTTGTTAAAGGCCGGATGCCCGCACGTCGCCCGCCAGCGGCCGTATTGACCCATCTTCAGCGACTGCCGTTCGTTCCATTTCCGCGTCGAGAGATTGAACTCCCATGACCACAACGGCGACGACAGATGCCAGAACTTCTTGCCGCCCTCGACATAGACCCCGGCCTCAAGCTGGTTGCCGAGATGCACCTGAGCCTCGACCAGACGATCAAGATCGGGAGGAGACACCTTGATCGGTGCGAGTGACCCGGCCGACAGCCAATAGACGCCATGATCCTGCGCAACCCATAGAAGCTCCGAGAACCCTGTTTCCCATCCCGCGATCGGACCGGATTGAATCAGGCCGGTTTCGATGATCGTCAGCCGGTTATAAGGGAAATTCGGCGCGACATTCGCCGCATCCTGCCACACCTCGCAACCTCCGGTCGTGAACAGCAGCAACAGGCCGGAGAATGCAACCGCCCTCAACAGGATGACATCAGCCTTCGATTGCACCGTAATGAATGTCAGCGCATTCTGCGTCAACGCATTCTGACCGGAAGCAAAGCATCGCCCGTCCGCGATCGTAAAGAAAAAATACGTGTCCTGGAACGTCACCGAATTTGGCTGGGGGAGATTGCCCCCGCCGTTATAGGTGACCGGGGCTCCGCCCCCCGATAGTCTATAGGCCCCGTTGTCGACATCGACCGCGACGACATCCGAACTAGCCGCCTGATCCCGCGCGATCGAGACCTTCTTCGTGCCCGCCATCGGACCGAGCACGTTGACCGTGCCGGCAACATCGACGGTGACGACATTGCTTTCGAATACCTCATAGGACAGATTCTTGACGAGCAACCCGCCGCGGTAATTATGCTCTGCCGTGATCGCGTGTTGGGACAGCCCAGGAGACCCGCGCCAGACCTGCTGAGCGGGAGCCGACGGCTTCGACGGCTCACCCAACGGTTCCGCATAGCAGTTGATCAGACGCCCCGCGCCTTCTTGCGGGTTCAACCCCGGGAAGGACGATAGCGGAAACGGAATTTGGGACAGACGTCGCATCGTCAAAAATTCAGGAATCTTTGGGTTTCATAGGTCGGACGTCCGCGCGTGATGATCTTCAGCGATTTCGCGGAAGTCCCGGCCCCGATCTCGACCGGTGTCCCCGGGGCACCACCAAGACCGTTATTGATCTTGTCATTCAGTTCGTTTCCGACAAGACCGAGCAGGCTGCCGCATTCTCCCGACACGATCGAGACCAGGTCCTTGAACCACTCGCCCGGAATATTCTGGGGATCTGCGACGAAGACGATCTCAAGCCCCGCGAGCTTGCGGAAGATCGAATCGAGATTGTCATTCACGGTGTTGAAATCCGCAGGATCAATCGGTTCTCCGGTCGAGATGATTCCCGTGTCATTGAGCACCTGAATCACCAGGTCAGACGATGTCCGGAATGGGGAGTTGCTGGCCATGGCTTACCAGGGAAGGACATTGAAGCCGTGTCGCGCCCAGAGCGCCGCCACCTGCAACTCGTTCAGTTCGTCGCCCTTGGCAAGCTGGTGCAGGCGCGGATTGAACAGCGTGGAGAGATAGGCGTAGTCATCGGTTCCGACCTCACAGGCCGTCTGCAACTCGCGGTCCTTGGCGAAACGTTCGATCAGTTGCTCGGCATGCTCGATCGAGCGGTCTTCCCTGGCCTTGTTGAGCCATCCGATCATGTAGGAGCGGTATTCTTCGGAGGTGGTTGGCAGGGAGGTTTTGGCGCGAGGGCGCGGGGTGTCGCCGATCGAAAAGAACTTATTCATGCGGGCGCTTTCGATCAGATGGGCATTGATCTTCTCGCGCTCGGTTCCATTCGGATTTCCGATCAACTCCTTCGGAACGTTCGCGTGAAATGTGATACCGCCCCAAACGGTTTTGGAAGGCCCCCCTTCGCCGGGAAGATAGGTAACCATCTCAGTGACCGGTCCGGTTAGTTCGGTCTTCGGGCTTTCCTCGTCGAGCAAGCGTGCCTGTCTTGATTCTTTTGCCATGTTGTCAGGGTTCCGTGATTACGATTGTGTGATGTTAATGCCGGTTTCCGTTGGTTCAATACCGATGACTGCGGTCAAGGTAGCATCAGCATCTCCAGTGAAACTAGAAATGCTAGCGCGCGCAGCCACAGCTATGTGTTGATCGAAAGTCACAATGCCACTCGATCCGCTGTTCGAAGATACATTGAAGAAGTTTACTCCATCCAATGACACCTCAAGACTAATTCCGACGTGAGTTACCGTTCCGATCGTGGACCACTGCATGGTAATTTTCGACTTTGGAACATCGAACGAAAACCCACTTCCGTTCAGCTTTTCGCTACCGACAGGCGAGAAAGGTCCGACAGCATCAAAACTCTTGAATGTGAATGACATTTACTCTTCCTTTACTACAATGGGAATGCCCGGGTTTCCCCGGGCATTAAGTTTACATGTCGTTGTTGGAGACGTATTCAATCACGCACGTCACCGCACCAGTCGTAGCCGCCGTACCGGTCTGCGCATACTTTGCGTAGAGCGTCACATCTGCGCCACTAGTCGCCGTGAGGCCAATACCGGCAGCGGTCGTGAGATGTTGCACGGTCGCCGACGCCTCATTGAGATCGGCCGCCGCAATAATCTCGTTGGCATTGGCGGCCGTTGTTCCGATCGTGACGACATTGGTCGTCGTCGCATTAAATACTGTCGTCACATGGCAGTCGATCGCCTTGATGAAGTCGTTCTGCTTCAGACCCCCGAACGCCTGTCCAGTCGAGATGCGCGGGTCATTGAAGTTGACTGTCAACCGGTAATAGGTCGGATGATCGTCGGTATAGACGCGCGCGGGAAAGAGCCGCGTCTGGTCGGTATTGAGCGCAAAGGCCGCACCGATCGAGCCCAGCACCAAGGCTGCAGCCGCGAGAGCGCGGAGATATTTGGTCTTCATGAGATGGCCTCCTGTGGCCGATGAATCGAGTTAAAGGAGATGACGACGCGGGTTTCCCCGCGCCGCTATTCTGACCCAGCCTTAGTTGTCGGCCACCGCGGCAAAGAATCCGGTGAAGATTCCCCACTCCTTGAAGTTGTTCGTCGCATTGAGTTTGGCAATCTTACCGATGCCATAGCACATCTTGACGCCGACGCCGCGAATGAAGCCGTAATCGTCTTCCTTCCGGAAGGTCGGGCTTGGCATCAGCCCCCAGCACCAAGCCTGCGCACCCTGGCCGCAGAGGAAGGCTGGTGCAACCTGACTATTGGCACCATGGCCTGATCCTGCGGTCACATAGAACGTCGGCAGACGGAGAGACTGCTCGGGAATTTCCCGGATGATCACGCCGTTGTAGAGCAGATCTCCGTCGACGAAGATCGGGTTCTTCAAGTATCCCTGCTGTTCGCGAGCGCGGCTGTTCTGGTTGGCCGTCTTGATGTCGGTATCGTTCTGCGCATCGCGGAATTGCTCCTGACCGACGAAGAGAACGAACCATTCCGTGCCGTTTTCCTTAAGTTTGAAGGGGCGAATACGCGGATTGGCCTTCTTGGCCGACCGCTTCATGCGGTTGATCAAGGCACCCGATATCACCATGGCGGTTGTAATGTTCGCCATAGATGTTGCGA